ATCCGTTTACACAAGAAAAGTTGGAATGGATGAAGATTAAATGAAAATTGTAGTCTGCGGTAATAGTTTTTGTAGTGCAGATACTTCAAAAAATCGTTATCACTTTAGTCAAAGATTATCTGACCAATACGGACATGAAGTAATAAATCTTGCACATGGCGGAGTAACTACCACAGCTATCTGTTTTCAAATGCAAACAGCAATTACTCTTAAACCAGATGTAATCATATACAATCAATCCAGTCCTGATCGTGTTGATCTAGTGCTGAAAGATAATTATTTCAATGTTACACACGGACTTAAAAACTTTATATACGCTTATCCTAACAATGAAAGTTATGGCAGTCCTCATGTAGGTGCCGCAGATGCTCCTATTTTTCCAACGGTATGGCAAGGTATCAGAGATCAACAGCATGTACCGATCACAGATCGGCAGGAACAGGCCATCAAGTCTTACCTTACACATTTGTTTGATTGGGGATTGAAGAAAGAAACTGATCGTTGGATGATAGGATATTGGCGTCAACAGATTGTTAATGCAGGTATACACCCTATAGAAGTTAGTGCCGCAAATCCTGTCACCGGCGTACTGTACGAGTTTGCACATCATAATCCAAACTACCCTGCATTATATCATACTGATCCAGAGACACAACAAAAAGTAGCAGATCGATTGCATCAGGAATTTGAGAATGTCTGACATTCATTTTGCCTGGGGCGGTTGTGGTAATTTGATCAATAATTGTTTACAGTCAACAGAGCATTTTGATTTAATAAAAAATTACTACGAATCAATTGACTTAAACAGTCTTTGGGTAGAACAAGAATGGGCATTGAGAAGCAAGATAGGTGAACATTTAGTACACAACTACAATGGAGATATAAATTTAGCATGGTCCAATTCGTTGGATTGTTGTTTTCATTATCTAATCAAGAACATACAGCTGAATCATCTTGCAGGACCAATGATAGATAGGGTACAAGGGGTTATTAGAATGGTTACCAGAGAAGAAACTGCAATTAGAGCAGGACAACATTGGGTAGTGGACCATTTGCTGTTAGACTTTGATCAGCTATACAACCATTGCTATCGTATTCAACCTGTTGACAAAGACAATATGAAGATAATTTTTAAATTGTGGTTAGAAAAATCTCGATTGTTTTATCAAGCAAACGAGCAAACTGCTTTGGAATATTTTGCCAAAATAGGCATTGACTATCAGCCAACTACACTGTATAATATACTATATGAGAATACTAACCCTTGACAACACAGCATTTGATTTAGATCATCTACCTGAAGAAATAGATGATTTACGGTTTGCTATATTTGATAACAGCACTCCGTCTGAACCAGACTATCATTACATTCCTTTGATCTTCTTGGAAAGTTTTAATAGTCCTGCATTGGTATTACGCATAGGGAAACATATTGTTCGTATGCCCATTGACTGGCAAATTTTAATTGGTGAACCAGATCTTGGAGACTTAGAAGTCTTGCCATTAACCAGTATTAATGACCGTGGATTCAAGGCATTTCAGTTCAATCCGCTAAGTAGTTTTAGACCCAGTTTCCTTGACATAGAAATTATTGACGTCTATCAAGAAGTCATGTGGTATGCTCCTAAACTTAAAAATGGACAGATGTTGTGTGTGCCTATCGGCAATGATGAAAAGCCGGACTGTGTGTATTTTGTCAAGGATATCAGTCGCAACTGCGAAGTAGTTGATTACAACAAGGCATGGTAAGATGACAGATATAAAAGATCAGTACAATCACGATACCTCGGGACTGATGCCAGCACCTACTGCGAAAGAAACTACAATGTCAGTGGATGGAAAGGTGCGTAGACTCGAAGAGCAACTAGTATCACAAGAACATGAAATAGCTAGACTACACAGAGATATTGGTAAATTAAAAGATGCAGTAAGCTCTTTAGAATCAACAGTATTTAAATTACGCCGTGGATAAATTACATATTTCAAACGAGATGGCCTGTTTTGATCGCAAGGATCGCGAGTTCTATGACAGCCTTACGCCAGAAGAGCGTAAAAAGTTTAGTAACTATCTTATGATTCGTTGGGGATCCAGCGTGATTGGCGAGCGCGATTTACAACACTTTTATCTCAAGGCCACTAACGAGTATCTTAACAAACAGTTTTTTTCTATTAATAGACATCCTAAGTTACAGTGGTTGTGTGCCACAGCAGTTAGTCCTAACATGGGCGCACTTAAACATAACTGGATTGCTCCTAAGAAAAAAGAAGCTGGAGCAAGTGCTATTAAAAAACAATTGGCTGAACTATATCCCAACATGAAGGATGATGAGATTGAAGTTATGGCGGCTGTAAACAGCAAAAAAGACATAGACGCATATTTGCGTACATTAGGCAAGGAGAAGATGAAATGATTTGGCCGTTTAAAAAAGAAGAACCAACACCGATACCTGAATTTGAAGGCATAGTATTTAAAGATCAAGATGGTGTCAGCTGGATGTACAAACCAGTTACACACATTACTGCCGCCGAGGTAGCTAAACTATTACCATTGTTTGCTAGCCAGGGCATGATGACAGATCGATTTGCATACATTAAAAAACATAACCTACAAAGAAACTTTGAACGAGTGGAATGAAGTATACTTGTCAGTATTGTAAGAAAGACTTTATAAAAGAGTCTAGCTTGGCTGTGCATTCTTGCGAGCCAAGACGTCGCCGCATGGAAAAAGACGAAGCCGGAGTAAGACTAGGATTTAACGCCTATATCAAGTTCTATGAATTAACACAAGGATCAGCAAAGTTAAAAACATTCGATGACTTTGCTGATAGTCCTTACTACAAGGCTTTTGTTAAGTTTGGTCGTTATTGTGTAGACATTCGCGCTGTTAATCCTGTACGCTTTACTGAATGGGTATTAAAACAAAATAAAAAAATTGATCACTGGGCCAAAGACTCAGTTTACACAGAATATCTTTTAGATTACCTTCGTGTGGAAGCAGTCAATGACGCATTGGCTCGTGCCATGGAGTTTGGCATTGACTGGGCCGAACAAACAGGACATCCAGCTGAAGATTGTCTTCGTTACGGTAACTCCAATGCCATGGTATATGCAGTGACCACAGGTCGTATTAGTCCTTGGGTAATTTACAACTGTGAATCTGGTCAAAAGTTTTTGTCTGAGTTAGATGAAACACAGTTAGCTATGGTATGGCCATATATTGATGCAGACTTTTGGCAAAAGAAATTTAAAGATTATCCAGCCGACCACGAATATGCTAAAATGATTTTAGAAAAAGCAGGTTGGTAATGTTTTATCTACAGGAGTCTATGTTACTGATAAATAATTGTATGAGCGATTTTAAACCTACGACACTTTATATTAAACAGCATAATAAAACTGGATTGAAATATTTTGGCAAAACTACGCAAGATAACCCTAAAAAATATTCTGGTTCTGGACTGTATTGGAAAGATCATTTAAAGGTACACGGGAATGATGTTACTACTGTTTGGTCGCAATTATTCGAAGATAAACAAAGTTTAAGTGATTTTGCAATTAAATTTTCTGAAGAAAATAATATTGTAGATTCCGATAATTGGGCCAATCTTAAGCCAGAAAACGGACTCGACGGATTTACTCCTGGGCACAAATACGGCGGCATTAGAAAAGAAGGTTGGACTCCGCCTCCACAAACCGAAGAACAACGTCGTAAAAACTCTCTAGCTCAAATGGGAAATACTAGAGCAAAAGCATTAAAGGGCTATAAACAAAACCAGGAACATATCGACAAACGAATGGCGTCGCATCGCGGTATAAAGAAAGGCCCGCAAACAGCTGAGCATATTGAAAGTAGATTTAAACAAAAACAATGCGAACATTGTAACGGACATTTTTCGCCTACTAATTACAGCCGTTGGCACGGAAAGAATTGTAAAAATAAATGAAACAAGCAGATATTGACTTAGATTTAGCTAACCGGGATGATGTGTTAAAACTTATCTCCTGTATTCCTGCCAGGCAGATCACACAAAATCAAGTCAGACGTCACGCATCAGGAGTTTATATTACTGATATTCCTTATGATCCTGTTAATGAATGTGCGGCTATAGACTACGAAGAAGCTGAACAGCGTGGTTACTTTAAAATTGACTTGTTAAACATGTCAGTATATCAACTAATCAAAAGTCCAGAACATTATCAAGAAATGTTGGACAAAGAACCCAACTGGTCACGCTTGTGGACTGATCCAGAGTGGGCCCAACAGTTAGCTCATGTAGGAAATTATACTGATTTACTGGCCGCAATGAAACCTGATTCAATACCTAGGATGGCGGCATTTATTGCTATTATCCGTCCCGGTAAGGCACACTTACAAAATCGCCCGTGGTCTGAAGTTTTTGAGTCAGTTTGGGATGGTGATGACTCTAAAGGGTTTGTGTTCAAGAAAGCGCATAGTCTTAGCTACTCAATGTTAGTCGCCTTACACATGAATATTCTATCAGAAAAATAACGCAGTAAAGGCATGAAAAGTAGCATCACGCTTACAGAATTACTATCGCTAACTACTCGATACGCCTGACAAGAGTAATTGATCTGCGTTTAGATTTTTTACGAGCTATATCTGCTAAACTGCAAGCTGGCCCGTGTAAAATTTCAAGATCTTTGTTGATAAAAGTACGCAAATATTCCTTAAACGGCTCCCATTCGTGCTTGAGGAATATGTTGATTGGGATAGATCTATTGCTTTCCCACCACCAAATGTTGGCTAATTCTAAGAATCTACGCTTGACTTCAACATCAGTAATACTGCCAAAGTCGTAAATAGTAGTTATTATATCATCACGATTTTGTATAATACCCAGATATTCTTGAGATGAGTATACACACAGCGTTATAAACGGGTATTTTTCAGCTAATTTTGTAAAGATATCATTGCCCATAAATATTGTAGGAGATCCATATGTATTCGACCCAGGTTTATTTATATCAACAAATCACCGAAGTGTTATTGATTGATACCGCCGACGGCGAAACATTTACTTATAGGTATAACCCCGTGTACGCAAAAACATTAACCATTAATCTAGCAGTTGACAATGTACTGTTATTTCAGTTTGTTAACCAAGAAGAAAAACCAGTAAACATTACCAACGGAAATTTAGTATTCCGCTTGTTGAATCAAGCCGGTACAGAGATACTACTTCAAGAACCAATGGTAATTTTAAATGCCGCACTAGGTCGTGCTAAAGTAACTATTCCTAGTACTCATCTAACAGATATTGTAGCTCAACCAGCTAGTTACAGTATCACTTTTCAAAATAGTCCGTTGATTCAGCCAGTGTTTACAGATGCACAGTCTGGGTCTCGTGCTCCAGTAAACATTGTAAACAGCGTGTTGCCACAATTTTTACCAAGTGTTCCATTGACTATTCCGACACTAGAATTAACTAGTCAGGCTCAGCCCGGAGACTATGCTTGGGAGAATGCCGGATGGACTGGATGGAATGGTGACGGTAATGGTTGGGGAGATGGCGCCGCGTTCTACAATTCATTGGCTAACACAGAATACTACAGTAGTTTTATTGAACCCAAAGGGCCAATTACCACAATACAGATGGACTTGATAGGCTACACAGGAACGATCAAAGTTCAAGGCGCACAAAATTACGAAGCCACTTGGTACAACATTACCGAAAGTACTACTTACTATAACGAAACCAAAACAATCTATATGAATGTACTTGGTTGGCATCCTATATTGAGAATGTGTTTTAACAACAGTATATTTGCTACTCCGGCTCCGGTTGGTCCAGGACAACCTGCTACTGCTGTAGCTGCCTGCGTTAACGGAGAAATTCAGAGTATCACTATTCTCAACGGTGGACAAGGTTATTTGGCACCTCCAAATATTCAAATTCTTGGTAATGGTTCTGGTGCAACAGCTGAAGCTGAAATCGAAAATGGTGTAGTTACTGCAATCAATATTACCAATCCTGGTTCTGGTTATTGGCCAGTACCAATTCAAGGATATACTAACAACTCAATGCCACCTAGTGTTCCACCAGATGAACAGGGTGCTGTGGTAGCAATTACCACTGGTTTTGTTACCAATATCTACTACCGCTAACCAAAACAGCTTGAGTACTGTCACAATTCATGCTATAATAAAGCATGATTGATGTGGTTTCTTTTTTACCTGCTAAACGAAAACAAACAAGCTCTGGCTGGATAAGTTTTAATGCACCCTGCTGTGTGCATAACAGTGAGAATGTTGATCGTCGTCAGCGTGGCGGACTAAAACCTGCACCAGATGGATCCTGGTCGTATCATTGTTTCAACTGCGGATTTACAGCCAGTTTTGTTATAGGCAGGACACTGACATTTAAGGCTCGCAAATTACTACAGTGGTTG